GCAGTATTGTCCCGCGAGAGACCCATGTCCAGCAGATTGCTCTGGGGGAACCTGGAGCTACACGTGTCCAACAAACTGTGGCTACGGTGGTGGAAACGTCACTGCCACTCTCGTGAATTACACACCAGCTGTTGGCACTGGGTCGTGTACGACCACGAAACAGCAGTATTGTCCCGCGAGAGAACCGTGTCCAGCGAACTGTGAGGGTTTCTGGACGAGCCCTCCGTGTCCAACAGCGTGTGGGACCCCTGCAACAACGCCGAGTAAGACGTGGTCCATGACCAAAGACCCCATTGGTACGGGTTGGTGTCCCGATAAAGGAACGGCACCAACTTATTCGTGCGCAGCGACGCCTAAATGTCAGGATACATTTTTTAATTATACAGGTACGGTACAAGAACAATTTGCACTTGGACTGTCAAGACTTCCCAATACGTTCAGTATGACTGATGGTTATAAGGAAGTTGTTGGCTGGAACGACCGGGATTACTTTTACAGTTTGACGTTTCCCGAGTTCATGTATTTGAACGTCATAGAATACGAAGCACTTCCGGAAGCAGACATACTTCCAGTTGGAGTTGAATGGTTTATAATAAACCCCGACGGAACATGGAAAGCTCTTGGTATGACCACCTTCAGTACCACTTCTACGAAATCCAGCAACAGAAATTGGATAAATTTTATCTTCGGTAGAGGTATAAAGTATCCATATACTAAATGCAAGGGTCTCGTGCTCAAGATTAAATCAATGGCATTAAATCCTAATGATACTGACCGTAGTGACGATGCGGATTTTAAACTAAAGTTTACCATTCAAGGTAGATACGCGGGTGAATTTGCGAATTGGTAATATAAAAATTAGACTCACATGTATACGTAAGATGCATCTCCGCGTTAAACGCCTTCATGACACTGCAACCCTCCCTCGTCGCGCTTCTGGTGGCGCTGTCGGTTATGATTTATGCTGTCATGAAGATGTTCGCATTTTACCTGGCTCCCGCGCGCTTGTCGACACGGGCATCGCAGTTGTTGTACCGGTAGGCACGTATGGTCGCGTCGCGCCTCGCTCCGGTCTCGCGGTCAAACACGGGATTCAAGTCGGTGCGGGTGTCATTGATCCCGATTACACGGGTGAAGTTAAGGTTCTCCTCTTCAATCACGGCGATGACGTGTTTGAAGCGAAGAGGGGGGACCGCGTGGCGCAACTCGTGCTCGAACGTTGTGAAACGCCCGAGGTGAAACACATTGGTGTCATCGAGGACACCGAGAGGGGTGCGGGAGGCTTTGGGTCTACTGGCGACTAAGTATAAATATAATAAACAGTCCAATCAGTATTAATATAGGCATGATCATGTAATCATCATTGGACTTGGTGTCTGAAGGTGGTTCCACCTCTGAAGGTGGTTCCGGCTCTGAAGGTGGTTCCGGCTCCGACGGTGGTGGTTCGAAGCACTGCTCGTTCCCTGTTACAAATTCAGCTAATTCACCATTGGTGCAGCTGAGTTCATCGATACAATATGGACACGCTTCGCCCTCTTTGCATCGACAACACACGTCGAGTGCATCTTCTGGAAACTCGATATTTTCGCTCCTCGCTATGTATCCAGACTTACAAAGGTCGGTACTCACCTTGGTGCACCCTCGTTCTCTTATTAAAATGTCGTCACTATCTACGGCACACTCCATTAATGTATGTAATTATTATTTTCAAACGTACCACATCCCTTCCGCCACGGGCATGAAGAGCACACCCTTACGCATCGTCATGAATAACTTTGCCTTGTGTACCGACGGATACGACCAGAGTAACCACCGGTCCCAAAATTCTTTGCAATGCACGTCCTCCCAATCCTCCGTTGCACTGGTGTTGACCCATAGAAGGCCGCGGTGCAATTCCGCGGGGTCGCGTTCTTTTCGCAAATCCTCGGACACCACGCCACCGTGTTCGAGAATGTGCGTTCGCGTCAGCTGAACGTCTCCGTGCGTCGTGTAGTTCGGGCACCCCTTGGCACCAAAGTCGATAAATCGTTTATTAGGAAGTTCCACTCTGTACTGATGCGCCACAGATGGACTCGGTGTGAGAACGACGTGCATCGGTATTAATTAAAGTTTCGAGTTTTTTAATATACAAATGACTCATGTCCTGGACCATGGATTTGTTCGCCTCGTGGACCACATGCCTCAACACGATTTGGATGCGTCCATCGTACAGGCCGCGAGAGTCTCTTATGGAGATGGGACTAAATCCACGCGAGGAGACCGAGGACTTATTCGATATCTCCTTAGACACTGGCACACCACACCCTTCGAGATGGTGGAGTTCAAGTTTCACATCAAAATGCCCATATACATCGCAAGGCAGCACCTGCGTCACCGAACCGCCAGTGTCAATGAACTTTCCGCCCGCTACTCCGTCGTCCCGAAGGAGTACTACGACCCCGGGACCTTTCGCGGACAATCCGTGGTAAATCACCAAGGCTCCGAGGGCATCGTCGACGTCGACGGCGTCGAGACCACGCAGGCGCTCGAACAGGCTTTTGGCGTCTACGAACAGCTTCTCGAACAGGGGGTGTGTCGCGAACAGGCCAGAGGGGTTTTACCACAGAGCACGTACACGGAATTCTATTGGAAAATCAACTTGCACAACCTCATGCACTATTTGCAACTGCGTTTGGACCACCACGCGCAACAGGAAATTCGTGAATACGCCGAAGCCATATATAACGTCATCGAACCCCTCGTCCCCATCACGATGGAGGCGTTCCGCGATTTCAGAGTCAATGGACTATTCCTCACGGGACCCGAGATTGAAGCCATTCGCACGGGGAGGGACATTGAATCACCAGGGGAACGACGAGAATTCGAGGACAAAAAGAAAATTCTAGGGTTGTAATAAAGGACAGATGTGGCTCGTCTACCTCGTGTTTTTTCTCGCACTCGTATCGAATTGCCTCGTCGGGTACTACATCTCGGCGCGTCGTGGTGAAAATGACACGGGCAAAGTACGTGACGTGGGTTTTGAAATGCTCCCAGATTTGAGTCGCTATGAAATACTCCACGACCTCACGGGAGTCATTCCATCCATCTTCTTGCTGTACAACTGGTTCCGTCCAGGGGGGTGGACCGATGCGGTAAAGAACCGCTATTTAATGACACTGACGTTCATGTATGCCGCGCGTGCCATGACGAACATCGTGACACAACTTCCAGCAGCTAAACCGGGGGTGTGTAAAGTGAGCCCACCGTTCTCGTTCTGCAACGATTACATGTTCTCCGGACACACCACGTACAACATCGTCACATCGTATTTCGTCGGGAACGTGTTGTACCCGGTGTATCCCATCTTTGCATCGCTCGTCACAATCGCGACAAGGGAACACTACAGCGTGGACGTGCTCGTGGCGTGGATCATATTCTTTGCCGTGCAGTGTCGAATTTAGGCAGGCGCACACCCAGGGTTCGAAGGGAGTGTCTTCGCTCTCGGGACAACGCCGTGTCGGGGTCCTTCTGTTGTTCCAGCCACAGGTATAACTTTGGGTCGTGGTCCAACACGTGGAGATGTCCATGTTTACGATGAAATTCATTCAACTTTGTAAACATGGTCAACCAACAGTCCTCGGTGGGGACGACCCATGCATCTCGGTGTTCTGGGTTTTCTATGTACGCAATGGCTCTGTTTAAAAATTCATCGTAATAGGCGGCATAATCGTAATCATAGACCCGGTTCAGGAGGTGCACGGGTGGGTCGACGAGGAGTTCGAGTTCGCGCACCTCTGTCTCGAACGCCCAGTTAATCAGTTCCATCGCACTCGTTCCGGATTGTATGTAGCGAATCATGTCCGCGGTGAGGAGACCCCGACCCTGTTTCTTTTTCGCCCGGTTGTGCTTTGAAATACCAGCATTTATGTAGTCTTCACGTACTGATTTTTCTAGTATTATCTCCTGAAGTTCGACAGGTAAGATGTCCCATAATGAAGTTGCCATGTACACTTAATTTTTACGCACATTATTTTATTAAAGAGCCTTTGTGTGTAGATTTTTGTCAGCCGTGTGCCACGTCTTGCCCTTTGTAGCATAGCTGTGTACGCGCGCGTACGCCCACTGTTGGGGGGAGGCCCCTGGACGGTGTCCCGTGCGCCACGCGGCGAGACCTCTGTTATAGACCCTTCGTAAGGTACCTAGTGGGATACCTGTAGCTTTTGCGATTTGAGGTAATGTTTTTACATCATCTCCATACATCTTTCTAAATTTGATGGTGTATGAAGATGTGCGCGTCTTCCTCCCTGTATTCGTCGGGAAGGGGGTGTAGGTTTTTTCTTGCATTTTCAAGTATCTCTGCTTCTTTTCATCCATGGTGAGACCTGTGAAATACCGCGCGGGGGTAAATTTCATCTTACATTACATGTGAAAAAAGTGAAGGAACATCCCCCAGAGCGCCATGTGGCGGTGTTTCTGGGTAATGTAATCATGAAGGACATCGTCAAACTTTTTGAAAATCTCAGTCAAGCCTATGCGCACTACGAGGACGAGGGGCGCGCGGCGTCCTTCGCCCGGGTCGCGGAGTCCATAAAGTGTCTCAAGTCCATCAGTTGTGGTGCAGACATCGAGAACCTCCTCGGGGTGGGTCGAAGTTCGGTGGACATCGTCGATGAATTTTTAGAGACGGGAAAGTGTCAGCGTCTCGAAGAACTCATGGATACAGAAATGAAGATACAGGTGCGGACGAAAGAACTCTTGGCCATGGAACGCCCATCGAATAAACACACCATGAAAGCCTTTGTGCTCGTGAAACACCCCTACGTCAAGGAGTGCACCAAGGTGGCGAAGGACCTCCTCAAGGGGGTGGACGTACACGTCAAAGTGGCCCTCGCGGACCTCCTTAAGAAGGATGGATATCTTCCAGACTACGAGGTGGAAGACATTCGTTGCGACACGTGCCATCTCCAGAGGGATGAGGGGTGTTCGGACGAGTGCGAGTGCGATGAAGTCAGACTTGGGCGCCTTTTGTGGGCCCTAAATCCTTGACTATGACAAAGTGTGGTGTGGGATTAATGAACGACTGTGATTTCAGTTGTTCGATGGTACACCGACCATCTCCACCGAGGAGGTCGCACCACGTCTGTGGAGACTGCATGTGCTTGATGGTGCTCATAGGTTGTCTAAAAAATACGTAATGTAATTTCGAAATTATGTACTGATAAAACGTTTGAGGCATGTCCTCGATGATGATTATTCTTTTCGCGCACACGCGTTTCAACTCCTCGATGATTTCCCTGTTGTGGGGGATGTGATGCAACACGAACATGCACACGACCACGTCGAACGCGTCGTCCACGAACGGGAGGGTGTGTCCATCGTACACGAGCGCGTCCTGACACCCTTTGTAAATGTCCACGCTCGTGACGTAGTTTCTTTTTTTCAGGTAGGCACTGAGTTCACATCGACCGGCACCGAAGTCGAGGACGTTCGCGAACTTTGGGATGTACCTCTGTATTTCTTGAAAGTATCTATTTCTATTGTTGACATCTTTGTACGCTGCCAAGAATAGAAGAAAAGCCAACGAGGCGATGACTATCATGTATTTAAATGAGATTTAGTTTCCGAATGCAACACCACCCATGCCATCGCGGATGCGCAACACGTTCATGTTCACCCCGTAGGCGCGCGTGATAGCACCGACGCCACCGCTCGGGGACTTTAACTTGAGCGTGGCCGTATCGATTCTCGAAAAGTTCAACGACCCGGTCATCTGGGATTTGTTCAAGGTGAGGGCGAACGGCCACGTGTACAACGGCACCGTGTCCAAGAGGTCATCCGGAAGGGACGTGGTGTGCATCTCGGGAACGACGGTGTGGTGGTACACGTTGGACGTGCCGTCGAACAGAGGCGTGCCGTTGATGTACAGCGTGCTCTCCGCGAACGTGTAGTTCGCCGCCCAGTTGGCTCCGGTGGTCTTGGAAGACACGACGTGCACCGCGCGGCACGGGTGGTTGAAATAGGTGAGGTCCACTTCAGTGTCGGTGGGCTCCATGGGTTGGTACTGCACTTGGTTGATGAGCAGGCGTTGTTCGTTCTTCACGAAAAAATCGCGCTCTTGGGTGTCCAAGAACACGAACGAGCCGTACACCTTCGGGGTCTCGCTCGGGTCGAGACCGGTGCGGCACTTGATGCGAATCTCCACCTGGTGGTTCGCGAGGGCCACGAGTGGGAGCGACTTTGTCCAGTCCTCGGTGAAAAAGAATGGAATCATGTAGTGCCCGGCGTTGGAACCACTGTAGCCGACGGCGTTGGGCTTGACGTCCGTCGTCGTCACCGCCATGGACGACTTCGCGCCGTCGGGGCGGTACAACACGTTGTGTACACCCTGGATGTAGAGCGCGTCCAAGCGGCAGACCTCTTGACCACCGATCCACAAGGAGAACTCCGTCGGCGCCGTCGTGCTGCTGAAGAAACCGGTGTTGTTATCCCCCGTGGCCCCGATGTTCGCAGCCTCGACCCAGACGTACGACAACAAATCGCCCTTGGTTCGGATCGGAATCGTGACCTCATTATTCGACGCGAACGTTCCGATATAGTCGAGACGTTCGGGCTTGATTGCGAAGTTCGTATAGCGCTTATAGTTCTGTCTAAAAAAACTCACTTCCGGGTTGGAGGTAGTGTACGTGTCCTGGACACCTCGGCTGACCAATTCAATCAATGCAGCTGTCATTTACTATATAAAACATATTAAAATTTTGGGTGAGATTCTTACACATGGTGGTCTTTCAGGCGTTGACGTGGGAGGCGAGGGATGACGAGGACAACGGACATCTCATCAGCGTCTTCGGCAAGACCGAGGACGGGCGCTCGGTCTGCGTCACCACGGAGTTCACGCCGTACTTTTTCATCAAACTCCCTGACGCCAAAGCGCAGACGGTGCGCGAGGTGTACCAGGCGTTGGAGAAGCGGTGTCCTGAGTGTTTGGTCGGCTATGGGTTAAAGAAGGCCAAAGACGTCTGGGGATTTCAAAATAACCAGGAATTTCCATTCATGCGACTGGACTGCGCCAACCTGGCCAAGAGGAGGTACCTCGCCAACACCTTGAAGTACGGCGTGCAGCTGGCGAGGGGGAACACGAAGCTCCGCACGTACGAGGCGAACTTGGACCCGGTCCTCCGTCTCATGCATCGGACAGGGATTCAGTCGACCGGGTGGCTCGACACGGGGGAGAAGTGCGTGCGTTCCCATCTGGCACACGTGGACATCGACCTCTTCTGCAACGACTGGACCACACTGACACCTGTGAAGCGCGATGACATCGCCCCATTCGTCGTGGCATCGGTGGACATCGAGTGTAACAGTTCCACGGGGAAGTTTCCAGACGCCGACGTCACCGATGATTGTTGTTTTCAGATCGCGGTGACCCTGTGTCGGTTCGGGAGCGACGAACCCTACGAGGAGGTGTGTCTGTGCTACAAAAAGACCGACGGTGGCAAGGTGCAAAGTTTCGACACGGAGCGAGAGCTTCTCGAGGCGTTTCAAAGGTATCTTCGAAATGCGGACGTCGACATCATCACGGGGTGGAACATTTTCGGGTTCGATTTAGAATACATCATGAAACGTGGTCTCGTGTGTAAGTGTGCGCCAGAGTTTTACGAGATGGGTAAATTCAAGAACACGTCGTGCGAGATGCTCTATAAGAAGTTGTCTTCGAGTGCCCTGGGCGATAACGAGTTGAAACTTTTGCCCATGAGTGGTCGGTTCATCTTTGACCTCTTTCACGAAGTCAAGAAGGGGTACAAGTTGGACAGCTACAAACTGAACAACGTGGCGCAACTGTACCTGGGCGATCAGAAGTTGGACATGCCCCCGAGAGAGATTTTTAGAAGGTTTCAGGGGGGCGACGCCCGTGAGTTGGGTGAAGTGGCTGATTACTGCATCAAGGACACCCTCCTTCCACACAAGCTGTTGGCGAAGTTGTGCATCCTCGTCAACCTCCTGGAGATGGCGAAAGCCACGTCGGTGCCGCTGTGTTTTCTCGTCGAGAGGGGGCAGCAAATTAAAGTGTTTTCGCAATTGTGTAAAAAGGCGGCGGAGCTCGGGTTCTTGGTTCCAGTCATCTACCAAGGCACGCTCCCAGAGGAAGGGTACGAAGGGGCCACCGTCCTTGACGCCCAATCCGGGGCGTACTACGCACCGATCACCGCGCTTGATTTTGCGTCGTTGTACCCATCCATCATGATGGCCCACAATCTGTGCTACAGTACCTTGGTCATGGATGAGCGACGCTATGGGAACGTCCCAGGGGTGGAGTACGAGACGTTCACTCTCGCATCGGGGAAGTCGTACACATTCGCACAAAACGTGCCGAGTTTGCTCCCGACCATCTTGGCAGAGCTCAAGCAGTTTCGTAAACAGGCGAAGAAGGACATGGCCGCGGCGACCACGCAGGCGATGAAGGAGGTGTACAATGGTAAGCAACTGGCGTATAAGATTTCCATGAATTCATGCTACGGGTTCACCGGCGCCGCAAAGGGCATCTTGCCATGCGTCGCCATCGCATCGTCGGTGACGTTCAAGGGGAGGTCCATGATTGAAGAGACCAAGAACTACGTGGAAGCCAACTTCCCAGGGGCAAAGGTGAGGTATGGTGACACGGACTCCGTCATGGTTGAATTCGACGTCCAAGGGCGCACGGGGCAAGATGCCATCGACTACAGTTGGGAGCTCGGTGAGCAAGCGGCGGCGCAGTGCACCCGACTGTTCAAGAAGCCCAATGACTTGGAGTTGGAAAAGGTGTACATGCCGTACATTCTCTACAGTAAGAAACGCTACGCGGCCAAGTTGTGGGAAAAGGGCAAATCTGGCAAAGTGGAGTTCAAGTACGTCGACGTCAAGGGATTGCAGTTGGTGCGTCGGGACAACACCCCCCACGTGCG